AGTTCCCTTACGTTTGTGGATTTGCAGGCTGGCTTTGATAATCTCACGGCGCACCTGTTCTGCCCAAGTCTCATTCCAAACATCAACTGACATCTCCCAAGCAAGCCATGGTAAGATATGGCTTGGGGCTCTATCAGCATTGGTGGTATCTCTGTTTGGTGCTCCCATAGTAGCCATTCGTTTAGCAAACACTGCCTCTAGGTCTCGTTGCAAGTTTGAGGCATTGGGTGGAAGGATGCTGTTAGTCATAATCTATTTTAGTGGTAAGTTTGATGCTGGTGCAATATGGAGCTTCTACATTGCTAGCTTTGATATCTTGTATGGGTGATTTAATTGCCACTTGCTTCACACCCTTAGTATGCAAGGCATTATGAATACCAGAAAGAGCAACCATTCCCCCCACTACATGACGTTCAGACGTGTATTTCTCAAGCAACTGCCTACCTTCATCCTCCACCACCTTAAATGATGGGCCAGGGTATACTGTTATCTCCGCCTCAATCTCGTAGGGGATAATGGTTGCTGGCTGTACTTTGACAAGGTCAGTGAGAGGTCTTTTATTCTCATCATTAAGCTCGGTTACTACTAAATCAAGTACATCAGCTCGTTCATAGCTAACTAGTAGTTTGGCATTACTGGCAATAGAGCTTGTAGAGCTTGTGGTTAACAATAAGCTTGTGATATCGAATATATAGTCTTTGCCTTCCTGATAGATAACTTCTCCACTCATATCTTTAACCACCAAGTTGCTAATTGCTTTACCGTCAATGGTGGCTGAACCTTCATCAAGCATCACCTCAAAGTCTGTTATAGTTTCACGTTTTTTAGCTGTGCCATCAGCAATGGCAGAAAGGATTGTCACCACAACTTCACCTGGTGTTGGGCTAGCAACTGCAACGGATTTTACATTTACACTAGCTGATAAAGCATGGAAGATATACGCACCCACAGGACCAGCTGTTGAATAACCTTCTAGCGATAGCTGGCAACGCTTACGCAACCTGTCATCATCTTCACCCATCAACCTTGCAACCCCATAGCCTGCGACTTTTTGGTCAAGGTCACTTCCAGTTGCATAAGCAAGCAGATTTGCCTTGGCCGCCTCATTGATGCGATGGCGTAACATCATCTCCCGATAAGCTATCGCTTGTAGCAAGATAATAGCGGGGTCACTTTCCACTAGCCCATCATAGTTAGGGTTTTTGGCTAAAAACTGTGAGTAATACTCTTTGAGCAAGGTTTCATAATCTATATCTTCTACCACCAAAGGAGCTGGTAGCTGTGAAAGGTCAATGACTGTAAAACTACTCATATTATTATCCCGTTATAAGTCCAAAATCATCATGGGAAGATGAGTCGTGTGTTATCTTCCCATAGTCAATATCAGGCATTGCAAAGCTAAGTTTGCGGATAGAGTCATCGGTCATTTTCGCATAAAGCACACCATCGCTGGCATTAATGGCAAGCTCACCAATCATAATATCACTCGAAGATGGCTCCTTGCCCATGATAACAGAGGTTTTATGTTTGATGGTATAGGTTGTGGACATGAACTAGAATGAACCTCCGTCGATCATGCTACTATTATCAAGAAAGTCGCTATCCTTTGTTGCTGTTTCTATGGCAGTACCATCTGCATTTACCCGAAGCAGGCTTCCTGCTGTTAGAGTGCTAAGATCAACACCTGTACCTCCACGAGTAACGGGAAGTATACCAGATGTGGCATTAGCATTACCAAGGGCTACTGCTCCCCACTTGGCATCTCCGCTTCCTTGTGAGATTAAGGTTTGCCCTAGTGTGGTTGATGATTTAACCGCTATCTTATCATTGACATTAGTGTGGATGGTAACATTATCAGCATCTATCGCCACAGTATCGCCAGTAACAGTGATACCAGCACCACCAACTACGCCAGATAAACCACCAAATTCCTCCCAAGACGTGCCATCATAGCGTTGCCAGCTATTGCTTGCTTTATCCCACAACAAAGCCCCTTCACCTTGATCTGAGATATCATAAACTACTTGGAACTCACTACCATCATACTCAACAATATCACCATTACCGATATCATCAATATTACCAAAGTTGGCGTGTAAGTCTGATATATCAGTAACAAGATAACGATCACCAACAACAGGACTAGTTTTCGGATCAAGAGAGCTATCAACTTGCTTGGCAACCACATCTTTCTGAAAGTCCAGCCCAGTGATAGCCTTATCAACTTGCGACCGTACATAAGAAGTAGTAGCTATCTTATTTGATCTATCGCCTGGTACTGGCGTTGGAGCTGTGGGGCTACCCTCAAACTGTGGGTCAATTAGCCTTGCAAAATTACTGCCAGCAATATCTACCACATCGCCATTAGCGTTTTTGATATATAAAATCAAGTCCGCCAAGTTAATCGCCAATTCTCCATCTTGGAGTTGGCTTGCGGTGGGGATTGCCCCTGTTGCCGTGCTACGTTTGATTTGAATGATGTTGCTCATAAAATAACTATCCTTTTTTTGTTATTGTTGTGTTTAGAAAAACCCGCCATCAATAGAACTGTTATCGGGTTTATCCTCTTGCTCGTCATCTGGTGGAGTATCACCGTCCTTGATGCTAAGTTGTTTAATGGTCACACGTACAGTTTTGCCGTCTTGCAAGACTGGTATTTGCTCATCGCCGTTAAGTTCTTTAGCTTTAGGTAATTCATCAATCTTGGGCATGGCTTAGCCTTGTATGTTAATAAAGTAATGGTCGATCATCCTCGGTTAATATTGCCCCTTGCTCAGTTGCTATATCATGACGTTTGACAGGCTTGCTGATGGAAGGTTTAATACTGGTTATTGATATACCCTCCAAGGTTATAACTGCACCAGAAAGCAAATATCTACCTTCAATATCAAGCACCAACTTACCTTGATCCATCGTAGCAACTGTAACCTCTACCACATCAAAGCGAGGCTCCCATATGGATAAAGCCTCTATCACATCAATGTAAATATCAGCGATAAGATCGCCATTTATCGGTCGATCAATCTTCTCAAATAACCTAGAGCCATAATCCCTACGCATCACCCTTGAACCAATGGGAGTACTTAAAATATCAGCAATAGATTGCTTAAGGTGATCTATTGCCTCAATATACCTGCCATTATGAACATCCATTCCTTGCATAATATTTAACCTGACGTAGCCTTGCTTGAACAGCTGATAATAGTACCTTTATGAGTTTTTGGATCTACTTGTACTTCATCGCCAACACGAGCTACAGCAGCACTACCACCGCTTAAAGAAGCTGAACCGTTAGCGGTTAAATTACCCGCTACTGTAACGTTACCCTCAAATATAATCTCTGGTGCTTTGATGATGGCTTTGCTCTTAAAGATAGCTTCATATGTACCTGTTGCTCTGTTAAAACTGACCATTGACCCATCTTCATAGTGGGTCGCATGGATATCACTATTACTACTTGGGGCATTGCTTGTGTAGAGAGCTGGTAATATCACCCCTTGCGATAAGTCACCCCCCATGGCAAGGACTATTACTTGTTCACCAATATCTAGCGGATGCCAGCTTTGGTTATTACCAGTACGACTAGTTAGCCACGGTAACCAATCGGTCAAGATGTCACCCATGGCAATTCTTGCCTTGGCTAAAGAGTAGTCAACTTCCTTAACCTTGCCAATGCGAATGATGTTGGCAATTCTCCTGCCTAAATCACTAATCTCATAGCTTTGTTTTTCATCGAAGAACATATTGCTTATTCTATTTACTTTACAGCCGTGCGATAGATGAGCGAATAAGTAAGCCTTGTAACACCATAAACCTTGCTACCATCAGCAACAATGCTACTTTCTGTTTGCTCTAGGCGTAAAGTATCAGCAATACGGTTGGGAATATTCCAATCATCAAGGGCTTGTTCTATCTCATATGCGAACAGGTCTAGTTTGTTATCAAGGTCATCACCACCTTGTATCACCGCTTCAATCTCGAGCATGAGTTTGCGTTTTAAAGGGGTAAAGCCATCACCGTCCCACTGGTGTTCTTCCACGCTTTCATCTTGGGTATAGAGCAAGATAGCTGGCAAGAACTGATCAAATAACGGCTTGATACGGCTAGCATAAACATTATCTTTGGCCATGGTAATTCCAGATAGCCTATCTACAAAAGCCTGTCTGATATGTTGCCTTGGGTGCATAGCTATCCCTCCTCATGCAATACCAACTGCAAACAACTGGGTATGTAGTGCCTGATATCCATTATCTGGTACAGTTTCTCATCACTCATTTG